AGAGGTGTCTTTGCCCACTTGTCAGAAGATAACGGCTCCATGATTTGAAAGTGCCGTAAGACTCGCTCAGGTGTTACCCCGAGCTGGTCATGGTTTCTGAAATAAAGTAGAACAAGTTCGTCCTGACTTTTGGCTTTCTCTTGGGACTTCTTCAGCTCTGTCCCTATTTCGTTGTTCGTGTTGTAAAACATCAGTTCTGATTTATGTAATTGATTATTGTTTCTTGTGTTCTTACACTGACCCTTTCGCCAGCGAAGTAAGCGTACACGGTTTGAGTTGATAGCCCCGTGTCTTTGGCTATCCGATAGGCGGTTATCTTCTTGGCGTTCGCCTCCGCTATCACTTCGTCAATCTTGACTATTTGAATCATCTTCAATTAAATTTATTGGTTCTTGTTCTTCTGTCCAGTACTCAATGATAGGCTCGTCAAGTGAGTGGTCGATATAATAGGTGCGTCCGTCTATCTCAACAAAGACGCTCTTCTCGGTGGTTAATTTGATAATCATCTCTCTCCAGCTACCTCCCAAGCTATATCTTCAACGTCATATTCTAACGCCTCCAATACGTCCGTAATGTCCACGTCTACACCGTTTATTTTTGTAGTGATGCAAATGTCGTTGACCGAAGCGGAGCAGCCCGGATGACCCGTGCCATCTGAGTAATACCTGACCATCGGCTCTTCAGGATAATGCGTAAAGCTGACCTCCACTTCAAGGTTAGCAATCCAATGTTTGAAACTTCTTGTTTTCATGTTAAAACGATTTTTATTTGTACTCCTTCTATTTCTGTTTGTGCTTCAAAAAAACCATTGCAGCCGTTTATATCGAACGACCATAGACCTTCATAACTCGAAAGTTTGTTCGCAGAATATCTACCTTGAAAGGTGATCAGATTCTTTTCCAAAAAAACACTGTAAAAGTCGTCCGGGTCAATTATCCCTTTGGCTGTTACGTGTTTCATGTTTTCAAACATAAAGCTCATTGTTTTCATTCTTCTTGTTTTATCTCGCGTTACGGATGCGCGACCCCCGTTTTCATGGTGCAATATCTAAATAACTTTTGAATATCCAAAACACTACGGCAAAAAAATTACAATCCGCAGTATCCGCTATCGCATTCGTTAAAATCATCATCGAAAAGTTCGAATTGACTATTCCAGTTCTTGATCTGCTCGTATGTAACCGCTTCGTTCCATTGGTTGTTATTGTACGATGCTATTGCTTTTTTCTCAATTTCGTTAAACCATTCAAGTTTTTTCGGGTGCTTATCCCACATCTTGCGGATTAGCAAAGGCGTTTTATGAAAGCAACCCACACAGTTATTCATCCAAGCAAATCGCACGTTCTTATCCATCCAAAACTCTTCAATCGTGTCCTTGTAGATGTTGTCGTTTATTAAAGGGAATACTGGTATCTGATAGGGTATATCCTCCCATTTATTCTTGCCATCCTTTCGCTTACCTACAACCGCCTTAAATTTCATTACGCCACCATCGTTTGCAGTTCGCTCAATCATTGCGTTTGCTCTGCGCGTTTCGTTCGCTCTAAATCCTATACGCGTAGTTATTACCTCCCCAATGTTTTCCCTCCAAAAATTAAAGATTGGCTCAATTTTCATTTCAACGGTACAAAATCTTCTCATTGCGTTAGGCAAATTAACCTTGCCGTTTCCTTTTGTAACAATCTCGTCAAAAGTCTTCCCAGTAACCCAAGTGATAGGTCTGCCAATGAACTGCTCCAAATCAAGCATAGTGTAAATAATGGTGTCATCTTCGGCTGTGGCTATGAACGGAGCTTGGATTCTTTCCTCTACCTCTTTTCGAATCTTCTCGTCTTTAAATCGGCAGTTTTCATCTTCGATTCTAACCAACGAAAACACATCGTAATCTGCTGGGTAATTAGCCGCTATGTAGCTGGAAGTCTTACCTCCGCTAAGTGAATTAACCGTTTTCATATTCTTTCAATTTGTTCTTGTAATCTTGTAGCATCTCCTCCAGTTCCCACGTTGCAAACTTTACAGTCGTTAGACTGAGCTGGTGCATCTCTTCCGCCAACCCTTCGCGTTCTCTGTCCAAGTTAAGCCCGAAGTCATACTGTCTGCCTTGTTGCATTACATTACATCCGTAGCATTGTGGTCGGCAGTTGTCCTCGTGCCATCTCGTAGCATACCTCGCTCTGCTCATAAAGTGTCCGCATTGAATCTTCTTCCAATAGTAACTTCTGCCGCAAGTGTAGCACTCAACAAAGCCGTCAAGATTGGCGGCACTCAATCGGATAAACCGACTGAATGCCTTGTCCAACTCTTTGACAATTTTAGAACGGGAAATTGCCATCGTCTACCGTTACCGCTTTGACCTCTTCCTTAAGTTTGGGCTCGTAAGTGTCAACGCTTGCGTATAACTTGCCTTGTGCCGACTGCTTAATTTGAAGTCGTAACTCAAGACCGTGCTTGCCTTCCTTTAGGTAGTCGTCATTTTGCTGCAACCACTTGACCAGCTTGCTCGGGTTAATTACCATACTCGCTTTGACCCAGTCAGGAGCGTTCTCGTTCGGTGTGTAGACGTTTAAGCCATCCACAAAAATCACTTTGTTTTCCATTATTTGATGTTTAAAAGGTTACGAAGATAATCATTTGCAAACGCTAATCGTTCGCGGAGTTGTTCTTGCATCTCAAGGTCTTGCTCTACTCGTATCTCAATCAGTTTGAAGCGTTCGTCCTTGATGCGTGGGTCGAAGCTAATGAACCGACAAGCTAACGCTCCAGTTGCCAACATCTGACCTTGCATCTGCCACATATACTTTGGGTCGATATAATCCTCGAAAGCAGTCTTAAGGTGGTTCGCGGTGTTGTACGGGCATTTGATTTCTATCAGTTCGCCATCAACCATTCCGTCAGGACTTGCCCCTGAGTATTCGTTAATCTCAATGAACGGCATCTCCTCAATGGTTACGCCTCTGAGTTCTGAGTAGTAAGCCTTGCAGATTGGTTCGTATTCGTTTCCCCAATCAAGTGCGGTACCGAAAATCTCCTTGCGTTCTCCCGTTAGAAGTTCCGCAGCCTTCTCGTAGATGTAACTGATTGCGGTCTGCCCAAGTACTTCGTCTTTCTTTCTTCCGTTGGTCATCAGGTCGCCAAAGCGGGAAGCCGTAAACTTCCCAAGTCTTTGTGCGTGCCATTCCTCCGAACGTTGCTCTGAGCTGCTTATTGCTTCGTATATTCCTTGCTCTTCCATCTTACGCTCGTTTAAAATCGTCCGACTCATCTTCTCCGAAAACACCTACTTCGTAAAGTCCTGACAGTTTCAACACTACTCTTGATAATGCTCGTTTCTCAGCCATTGCGACTGGGTACTTTTGGCGCGTGTTGTCGGGAGCAGATTCCCCGAATGTTTCCATTTGAATAGGTAAACCGTTACCGTTAGACATCTCGCCAGTAGCTTTGATAACTACGTGCTTTAGGTCATCGGATAAGCTGACCACATCGTAAGTTACTCGGATGCCTCTTTGCGCTTGGATGCGCTCGATTCCTTGTCGGGTTATTATTACGAACCCTTGCGGTGATTTAAAGAAGTGGTCTTTCGTTAGACCGTTCTCTTTTGCGAGGTGTTGCAACCTCTCTTTCTGCGTTTCATTCATTGTTCTGATTTTTATTAAAGTTACGAATTAAGTGTTTGAATGTCAACCGCGTTTGAGTGGTCGTCATAGATTCTAATGAAGGTGTAAAGCCCTGACTTGATAGGCTCTGCGCCTGAGTGCTTGACCAGTTGCCAAAACTCAAACGGTTGTACTCGGATTGTTCCTGCGTCAACTGGAGCTGTGCGTAGGTCGGTAATTGCTTTTCGAGCAACCAACCGAATGAAGGCTGGTATCTGCTCGTTGGACATGGTTAGTTCGAATTGTAAGTGGTTCATGGTCCCGTTCTTTTGTGGGGTCGGCATTACCCGTTACCCCTTGATTATTACTTGAATGCTTGGTTAATTGCGTGAGCGTAAGCTTCTTTTACTTTTCTTTCGTAGAAGGCAATTAGCTCATTATTGCTTGGGTTGTTTTCTGCCTTTAGTAGGTTAATCATTTGGATTGTTTCTTCGATTGTCATTTTGTTCTGTTTTTAGTGGGTTACCCCGTTAATGATGCACCAAATATAAAACTATTCTTTTGAATAATCAAAACATTTAGATCAAAAAAAGTGAAATTATTTTTGGCTTGAACTCAATTCTGCTTAAAATGAGCGTTCATTATAGCCTCTTGGTTCATCTCTATCTCCTTGTACATCTCTTCTGCGTTTACCGCAGCATCGAAGATAACGTCTTGCGTGTCGATAATTGCCCGTACAGCGTAAAGAAGATAGACCAACAACCCCACAACCAGCAGGATAAGAAACAGAATAGCCGTTAAAAGAAAGGTTGTCATCTTATTTTCCCGTTGATAATGCGGAGGTTGTCCACTTCGAAGTCTCCACCATCTGAAATCTGCACGAAAGCGAAGCCGTGATTCCACTTATTTATAGGCATATACATCGGATTCATTTCGCAAAGACAACCCGTTGACCATGTGGTTACTATCTTGCCTTCCAAGTTGTTCTCCGTATGCTCTGAAGTTTGGTGGTTATGTCCGCAGATAACGGACGCTTTGGCTCTCATGTAGTACCCTCGTGCCGGGTTGACCGGAGAGAATACCGACCGACCGAACTCATGACCGTGAAGGATGTTCAGCTTTCCAGCCTTAATGATTCGCTTGTCTTGAATAAGCGTAACGCCATATTCTCCGAACTTCAGCAAAGTATCAAGAGTAAATTCAGACGTTCCAAGTAACTCAGGTGCTTTGGTTCTAAGGTAAGCCTCGTAACGTTCCTCGTGGTTGCCCAGCTTGAAGTAGATAGGACAGTCAAGCTCACGTTTCAAAATACCAAGCAGTTGGCGGCAAGCCTCAAGTTCAGCAGCGAAGCCCCTTTTACGTGGGTCTTTCTCGTAACGACTCAGAGCGTAACAGTCTAACGTGTCACCGTTTAAAACCACAGCGTTGACCTTGTTCTCTTTTCCGTACTCAATAGCTTTTGTTAGTGCTGGAATGTTATGGTAAGGAACGTGAATATCCGACAAAAGTAAGATGCGGTTGTTGCCTTCGGGTAACACAAATGGCTCCCACTCTTCCTCGTCGCTTTCGGGTAGCCCGAAAGGGTTTCCAATCCCTAACGCTTTGGCGTGTTGAGCTGGTTCAGACTTTTGCGTTGCCCTGTGTCGTTGCTTTTCTCCGCGCTGACCGCGATAGTAACGAACCGTTCCGCGTACATCCTCAACATCTTTAAAGACCTCCACGTTGTCTTTATAAATCAAACGTGCAAGCGTTAAACTCGGAAGGCTTCCCCATTCAGGATGCTCCAAATACTCCTTGACAATTTCTCCTTTCATCTGTGTTGCGGCATTATGCGTTCTCGGTAAAACTTTGGGTCTATTTCCCGTATCTGTTTAGCCAGTTCCATCCACTTGCGCTTGGCTTCTTCTCGCTCTTCGGCTGTGGATTCTGTTCCTAAGTTGGATTGGATTGTGGCATTCTGCTGTAGGAGTTCGTCTATCT